GTGAATCACCAACAGTAATCAATAATCTAGTTATGACAGTACCGTCATTATATTCTACTAAGTCATCACCCAATGTTATTGACGCAGGTGGTTGAACTGTAAATGGGTCTGGGAATGAAGTATCTGGAATGACTGCAACTTCTGTTTTTTCATCAAAAGTGTACCAAGCGTTTTGATGTTCTATTAATGATAAGGCGACTTCAAATGAAGGATTGATTGCCATACCCACTACTCTAAATGGTTTAGAACTAAATCCTGTAATAGAAGAACTAACAGCAACAATATCGCCAATGGCTAAATTCATCGCCTCATAGTTTGCAGTTAATTCTAATCCTAAATTATTTCTACTTCTTTTCAGAACTATTTCGCCAAATTCTAATGCTTGATAGGGGTTAGTAATAGTTGGTAAATCAATTATTCCTTCTTGTAAAAAACCACCATCTTCTGTTTTTAATGTTGAATGGTCAGTATCATAAACGATGGTATCACTTTGATAGTTCTTATCTGGGTTAATAAAGTTTACTTGAACACGATTATATTTTTCATTTTTTCTTTCGCTTGAAACTTTAATTCCACCTATGATATTATCTTCGTTTAGTGTCAATACACTAGAACCAGTAGTTTCAATAATTAATTTATATTTGCCTTGTGCATAAGGTAAAAAACCTCGCATTCCTTTAAGAAGCGATTTGGTGTTATCTATTAGTTTTTGATTAGTATCTATGACTGCATTACAATCAAATAAATTAATATCACTGCCACCAGAATAAGGTGTCACTTGAGTATCAGCTATTGTTGATGCTGTATAAAAACTTGGAATATCAATATCAGCAATATCAATTCCTTTTCCGTATCTTGTATTGGTTAAATAATCTAAAAGACACCAAGCAGGATTGGATGTAAAGACACCTGTGGTTTCATTACTACCGCTATCATAAGTAGATATTTTTTTACCTTCTATTAATGCTTGAATTTTTGGAATGCCAATATATTTATCTGCGTCCCAAGTTAGACGAAATGCGATATAAGAAAGTCCTGCAAATGTTCTTGTCTTATTAGACCAACTAGAAAGATTGTTTAATAATGTTGATTGCGATTGTGCATCAGTTCCATAAAAAGTCTGAATTTGGATAGTGTCGCCAAATCTACTATCATTGGAGGTGACAGTGCCACCATTACTAAAAGACCCACTAAAAGTAACTTCTTTATCTTCAACATAAATTTTTGTAATACCATTTATTTCCCCTTCGCATAATACTAATGCACCATACAAATATTGGTTGTCACTCCCACTCGTTTCTAAGAAAGTGCGAACCCTCCAACTAAACGTGTTCCATAAATAACAGGAATGTTTGCATTGTTAGATTGTTTATTAACAAGAACACCTGTTGCTTCTGCATCTTGTGTAAAATCTGGTAATTCTGGTTTAGGTGCTAACCAAGATATTGCTTTAGATATAGCAAATCCTGTAATAACAGATTTAATAATTGTTCCAAGTATAGCTGTAAAAAATGCCATTATTTTCTACCCCACAAAATATCTTGAACAGTTAATGCTGAAAATTCCATCGCATTATCACTAGGGAAATAAACTTGTTGACTACCTTGATTTGTTTTTCTTCCAGATACTCTGCTAAAATCTGCGAAGTGAGAAGTACAACTTAATAATAATTTTCCTGTTTCCGTATCAATATTAAAACTTTCTATAAATCCTTTATCATAATTGAATGTATCTATTAAGGCATCATTACTATCAAGTAATCCAATATCAATGGTTACTTCATCATTTGATACATTGTTATTTAAAACAATAGAAACAAACGCACTATCAACAGCAGATAATTCTATTTGAAAGTTTGATACATCTAATTCTGATTTTTCTGCTTTACCACCAATAGACAATAAATGCGAACTAGAAAGATAACTATTCGCATTATGAGTAACGTCTTTATAGTGATTTGTTAGTCTTTGGGGAGTAGGGAATAATATTTCTACAAGAACGATTGGTTTAATAGTCTGATTGAGTATCTCAGACTGTAAGTCACTAGAAAAACCTCTAGTCATTACAACGCCTCAATAAAATCTATTTCGTATCTATATAAATCTAAATCCCCTGTATTAAATTCTTGAATGTCTGATATTAATCTAACTGTAAATTGTACTCCATCATAAGTGACACTTTCGGTATCAGTTAAAGCACTTCGCAGTGGTGGTTCTATTGTTATTGTAGCATCATTAGAACTATCGCCTGTTGCATCTTCTACAACCATATAAACCTTTGAATGACCACCAAACTTTACAAAATCCCCTGCCTTTAGTGTGCCTGTTATTCCTGTTATATCAATGGTGGTATCACCTGCTGAATGGCTACCACTAACAGTAACTGTTCCAGACACATCACCTTTGGCATTCTTTAAATCTGGTAAAGCAATTTGGAATGTTTCTTTTTGACTTCTTTGTTTCATTACAAACGCAAGAACTGGTGCAAATTCACTTCTGTTCATTGGTGGATAACTTGCTGAGAATTTAAATCTTTGTCCATCAACTTGAACTGCAAACATCTTTCCACTGTCAGTAGTAGATGTAATTGTTTTCTGTTCGCTACCAAATCCGATAGACGCAAATTCTGGTGATATTGGATATGTACCTGCCATTAGACTAATGCCTCTTTTCCTTGTCTATTAAGTGCATCATTAATAACATTAATTATAGTGCTACGTCTATTTGTAAGTAATTCGTCAACACCTCTAGCATCAACTGTGTTAATAGTGAAGTTAATATTGGTTGTTCCCGCCATTCCTTTTATTTCATTATTGGGGATAATTGTACCTGCTGTATCTGGTACAAATAATTCTGCTCCTCTTTCACCTACAATACTTGGTCTATTAATAGGCGGTCTGCCACCATCTGCAAATCCTAATACTTTTCCAATACTTCCTATAATTCCACCACCAGAGGCAATACCACTTCCAATTTGGAATGCTTTTTGTAATGTTAATGCAATCCTTTGTCTGATAATTATTCTTAACAAATCAGCTAATAAACTTCTCGCAAAATCTTTAAATGATGCCTTACCAGTCATTAAAGCATCTGTTAATGTATCAGCAAATCCGTCAAATGCTTTAGAACCTAATTTTTGAAAATCATCAGTTGTATTTATTGCTTTAGCCATAGCGTCTTGAAAACCTTTATCAAAATTTTTCAATGCTTCTTTTAATGCTTTTAAATTATCTTCTACTTCTTCAAATCCAATAGTTAGTTCCCTAAAAGGAATTTCATTTAATGATTTATTAACTTGTTGAATTAAAAGATTTATGTTTTCAAATTCTCTTGAATTGGGTTTTAAAGTTTTTTGTAATGCTATTAATTCTTTTTTAAGATAAGAAGCATCATCTTGTATATTATCAAATTCTGGGTCAGCACTATCTTTAAGAAGAAGCATTTTATTTGTTAATTCTTCTACATCTAAAGTTAATTCTTCTAATGATTTATCTTCACCAATTTTGCCAAAAAATTCGTCAAAGAAACCTGTTAATTCTGCAATAGTAACTCCTGCTAACGCACCCAAACCAATTAAATTTTTTGCAGATTTATAATTAAATTTAGTCATAGCAATACTTGCTTTACCAATAGAAATAGCTAAACCAACAAATGCTCTAGACAATCCAAAGACTACTACTGCTAATCCTAATTTCTTAAATGTTTCAAAATTATCATTTACAAACCTAACACCATCAGCAAGTGTAGTAATTGCTGTTGCTAGAGTTTTTCCAACTGCTTCTGCTAAAACCCCTATTTGTTCTTCATTTTCTGCAAAAAATTTATCTAAAGATTCAAATTCACCTTTTAATTCATCAAAAAATTCTTGTGATACTCTTTTTTGAAAAGAGAAATATTTATCCCCTATCATTGATAAAGTACCTTCTAAAGTTTGTGCTAAATCTGTTGTAGCAGTTGCAAATTTTCCATCACCTGCAAACAATTCTTCAAATCTTTTTGCTGTTTCTTCTGCTGTGACTATTGCACCTGCTTTAAAACCTAATAAAGCACGAACACCTCTTTCTCTAAAGATGTCAGCAGATGCGATACCACCAGAAAATGACCTTTGAATTTGGGTTGCAGTAGTTTCAAAATCTAAACCTGTAACAGATGCCACATTACCAGTGATTTCTAATATTCTATTAAGGTCATCAGCATCTTTAGAAACAACTGCTAAGTTACCAGATGCTCTTGATATTTGTGCTAATGAGAATGGTACTTTAGATGCAAATTTAGTTAAATTATTAAGTGCAGTAGCACCTTCTTCTACTGAACCAAATAAGAATTTAAAACGTATTTGTAAACTTTCTGCCTGTTTACCAACATCAACAAAAGATTTTAAAATAGCACCTACACCAAGACCAATAAGTGCATTTTTAAGATTAACTACTGATTTTTTAGTTTCATCTAAATTACTTTGAACCTGTTTTAATGCTTGTCTTGACTTATCTTTAGCAAGAATATCAATATTTAATCTTTTGGTGGACATTATCTTCTTTTACCTTGCAAA